CTTGATTGTTCTTCAATTGCCATGGTATAGAACTCCGTTTTATATTATTTATCGGGTCTGAGATATCCACCCAGTTAGTTTATTAGCTATCAACTCATGTCCGAGTTGATTTGGATGTGCAAAATTAGGGTGTATATATACATTATCTTTAACATCTAGTAGGTGTTCTCCATTATGATTGCTTGCTCCAAACCAATCGGCGGCAGTTTCGTTGCCGTGTGCCCAAATCTTATTAGTGTTTGTTCCAGGTAACCAAACTGGATAACGAACCCATCCAGAAAAATAATAATCATCAAATCCTAGATTTGAGCACCATGCTTGTAATGCACTTACTGTAGTGCTAGATCTCATAACTTCGTGCTCTTTACGATAGAAATGTAAGTATACTTCTTTCATCTTGGTATTCAAATCTGCTTCCCAACTAAAAAATCGAGGAAAGTGTGCAGTTCTAGAAGGGTTTGTTAAAAAAAACACAGCAGTAACTTGATTCCCGGGTTCATGAGATTCAGAAATATATCTTTGTAGTTGATACATCATGTCTTCGTTGCTTGCGCCAGCAGATCCGTAGTTGTAAAACTTATCGTACCCGAGTGCATCTTGTATCAATTCACCGTACCGTTTATTACCAAAGGTTAGTTCAGCACCTTCGGGCCAACTATCACCTAGTGTTAAAAGAATTTGTTGCATTTTTAGCTTTGTTTAACGAATGTATCTTGATGTTGTTTTTTACTTTGTCTGGACAAAATTTACATTGCGGAATCACATTATCAATATCATCAATAAATTGTTGACCACGGTTGTCAAACTCATCCACAGTCAACGGATTATAACTATTTAATAATTCTCGATCCTCGTCGGAGATATTTAAATGATGCTGTTGATCAAACTCTGGAAAAAGTGCCACTGGTCCACATTTATACAATTTAGCACGAATAAAATGGTAACATTGAAAATTAACAAAACCGCAGATGTTGTGTGCGGTAGTTGGATCACTTTGATGTAAAGTAAATTGATTTAAGTTGTTTTTTTGAATTGACGATGGGTAAAAATCATCTTGAAGATATAGATTTATTTGTATATCATTTGAATCTACAAATGCATAATTTGCATTCCAAGTTCTTGTTGGGTTTGTTTTGCCATCAAAAAACTCTACCTTTCCAGACAAGAATTTTTTTACCTCGTCAAAATGTAGATCTAAATCCGTGGCATTATGTACGCTGATTCCGATCCAATTTTTTCCATCGTTAACTGGTTGGTGACTTGCTATTGCATCGTATAATCCAGGCACTTGATTTAATCGTGTACCATTGGTAAGAATTTGCACACGTTTGTTCCAGAGCCGATTCAATCCTTTGACCCAGTCACATATAGAAGGATTAAGCAAGGGCTCGCCACCAAGGATGGTCACCCGTTGCAGTCTTATTTTTTTAGACCATTCAGTATATTGTGCTTCGTAGTCACTCCATCGTTGCCAGCCTGTAAAGTCATGGTCGTTGAATCTGTTGCATTGAGGACAGGCTAGGTTACAGACATTGGTTATATAAAATTCAATGTTTGGAACGTATGTTCTTGGATCATCAGGGTGCTCATCTGGAAAATGTGCAGGGTATCTCATTTCCTATTTACCAGGATTTAAGGATGATCAAGTTCTCTGTGCCACGCCCGTTAAATGCAGTTTCTGTAGTGGTCAATTCCTTGTAGATCTTTCTGGCAGCGGGCTTACCTGCGGCCCCCAATGCTCGAAGCACGTCTGCAGGTTTACGCACAGTTTTTTGCAGGCTTTCTACTGTTGAGTACCCAATCACAGAGTTTGACTTTACAGTAAATGCCTGTGTGTGACTGTCTGCAACAAGATGGATTAGTTTGCGCTTTTTAGTATCATACAACCACGCTTCTGCTTTGTCCACTAAACTTGCGGCAGGCAAGCCTTTGAGTTTGAGTTCTGCAAACTCCACAATGTGTTTGAACTTGGCGGCACGTTTCTCAGGTGGCACTGCCCGTACTGCACGTGGCTTGCGCTCGACCTTTTTAATCTGTACATAGGCACCGCAATCCGAAATCACAAGCTCGCAGAACTTTACACAATTTCGTAGCTGTACTTTGCTCAAGAAGCTATAGCCCTGTACCAAGTCGGAATCTTTGCCCTCTACTGCCAATTCAAACTCTGTGAGTTTGCGTGTCCAAATTTGCCGGATGTCGTTCACCATTTGTGGAGCGATGTTCATACTACGCATGAGCACAACAGGTTTGTAGTCTGCATTAAGTTTGGCACCAGCGGTAACAAACTCGTCAAACAAGCCGTCCAACTCACCTGCGCATTCTGAAACTTTTTCACGCAGCCGGTCTTGTATTGTAATTTTTGGTACAGTATCTTCCGCAGGTGTTTCTTCTACTACATCATCTTGTTTGGATTCCAAAATCTCTTTAAGTAAGTTATCCAATTTAATCTGCTCCGGATCTGTGAGCTCCAGTCCTACCTGACTCATGCGACACAACCAGCCTGTTGTGAGTCGGATTGAGCTGTCTGGAATGCGTCGGAGTGTACGCACATCTTCTTTACGGCCATGTGCTTCTAAATAGTTTACAATCATTTCACGGGCATCTTTTTTGCCGTAAAAGTAATTGTACCAGGAGAACGCATGACTAAAGGCACTGATACGACCTTCTGTGGGTTGTGTTTTCCAAGTGGGTTCCATGCCCATGGCATTGGTATCTGCACTGCGAGGGTTTAGAGGTTTAACGGGCTTGGTTGCGATCATATTATTCCTTACTTAGTTTTGGGCAAGTGTTTTACAGCGTCAAAAAGTTTAGCGGCACGGCGAACGTCAAAATTTTTGTGCTTGTACATCCAGGCTTTTTTGCGTTCTGCTGTTTCCAGTGCTTCTGCTAAACGCCATTTAGTGTCAAAATCCACTGTCATTATAATGCGGCTCATGTCCACAATGTCCAGTGCATACTCCACCCATTTTTCTGTGGCTTTTATCTTGTCATAAGACTGTATAAACCCCTTGCCTTTTGGGCCAGTGTACTTTGTTAAAAAGTTAGCGGCTTTCATAACATACTCCTAGAGTGGTTAAGTGTGTATTATAGCAGTTTAGGATTTAATGGTCAACCGGTACCATAAATACACAATGATCTTCCATAATAACAAGTATAGTCGATGGTATAACCAAATTATAGAACGGGCGAAATGCCGTTTATTAACCGGCGAGTATAAAGAAATACATCATATTATGCCTAAATGTTTGGGCGGGAATAACGACTCTAGTAACCTAGTAGAGTTAACTGCCAGAGAGCATTTTATTGCACACTGGTTACTTACTAAGATGGTGACTGACACAAAACAAAAATATCAAATGTGGAATGCTTTTAGTTGTATGTTATATAGAGAACGCCCTGGGCAACAAAGATATAAAGTGTCAAGCCGCCTTTTTGAGAATATTAAAGTGTCTGGTGCAAAAATCAAAAGTGAAAAATTTAAGGGAAAAAACAATCCTATGTTTGGCAAAAGAGGAAAAGATCATCCTGCCTTTGGTAAACAATGGTCAGACGAACAAAGGAAGAATGCTAGTATTTCTCACACAGGAATTACAAGATCCATTGAGGCTAGAAAAAAGCAAAGTGATACTACTAAAGGTAGAACACAGACTGCTGAGCATGTTGCCAAAAGAATTTGTGCAGGAGAAAAAAACGGCATGTATGGCAAAAAACTTACACCCGAAATGATTGCTAAACGTACAGCAACATTAAGGGCAAATAAATTGGCTAAGAAATTAGCCGTTGGAGTATAACGTGCCTCGGTTGTCACTATATCGTCCCAATCGCACCTCTGACTACCAGTTTCTGGACAGAACCATTGCAGAAATGTACCAAGTTGGCGGTTTGGATATTTACATACATCGGTACATGGGTCCAGCCACAGGTGATCCCGGCGATGCGGACGCTACGCTACCGGTTTATGACACTTCAAATCCGTTATTCATTGAAGATTTGTTGTTGCTAGAAAACCGTGATCGTCAATATGATCCTGACGTGTATGTACAACGTGGCGTGTACCGTGTGGCGGACATTGACTTTGATCTTACACAGTTTGGTTTGTTTTTGAACAACGATACGCTGTTTATCACATTCCACTACAACACCATGATTGACACCATTGGGCGCAAACTCATGTCAGGTGATGTGATAGAAATTCCCAATTTAAAGGACTATCATCCCTTAGACAAAAGTCTAGCCAAAGCATTGCCTCGCTGGTACGTGATTCAAGATGCGGCATTTGCGTCAGAAGGTTTTAGCCAGACTTGGCTACCGCACTTGTGGCGTGTGAAGGCCACTCCCATGGTCAATGCTCAAGAATACAACAGCATTACCAAACAGGCATTTGAACCCAACAACATCTGGGATCCTGGCAACTATTATCCAGCTGGCACCATTGTGAACAATGGCGACACATACTATACTGCCAACACCAATGTTCCGACTGGCACAGATATAACCAACACTGCCTACTGGAACGAAAAGACTACGGAAACCATTGCGGGCAAAACTTCTACAC